GTGCCCAGTGCGTTGGCCGTAGCCGAACCCTTGACAAACGTGGTCGACAGGCCAGACCGGTTGAGCAGGCCGAGCATGTTCGGCGCGGTGCCGTTGCCGGAGAGGAGCTGCGCCTCCTCGGTGGCCTTTACGTCGGCCAGGAGCTGCGCGTCGAGGAACGACTGGATCTGGTTGAAGTCCTCCAGCATCTCGTCCGTGACGTGGTAGGTCTCGGCGATCTTCGACAGCGTCTGGTCGACCACGGCGAGGGTCTGCGCGCCCTCGGGCTTCAGGGCGCCCTCGGCGACAGTCGCGGCGGCGTTGGTGTACGCCGACTGGACGACGTAACGCAGCAGCGGGGAGTCCGTCGAGCCCTGCGGGAACAGGTCCGCGATGGTGAGCGGGGCGCGGCGGATGGCGACGATGCCGGGGAGGACGGTCGGCGTCTGGACCGCGGCGTAGCCGGGGCCGGGGGTTCCGGCGGTGCCCTCGGAGATCAGCGTCTTCAGCTCGACCTGGCCGGTGGCGAACCGCTTACCGGAGAACGAGCCGCCGAACTGCGAGCGGACGCCGCTGATGCCCTCCACGAACTGCTGGCCCAGGCTCTTGACCGTGGCCTGCTCGGCGGGAGCCTGCTTCTCCTCGGCGGCGGCGTCGCTGACGCCGGCACCCCGGAGCTTGGCGGTGATGTCGTCCACGGCCTTGAGGTCGGCGACCTCGGCCTGTGCGTGCTCCAGGTCGGCCTGGAACGCCTTGAGCTTGGTCGCCTTCTCGGAGGTGACCATGTCGGACGCCTCAACGACGTTGAGCATCTTGACGGAGAGGTCGCGGACCTTGTCCTGCGCCTCACGGAGAGTTGGCATGTCGGCTCCTGGGCACGACTCGGAGCCCGATCACCAGACGGTGTCGGGCTAAGTGGGTGGGGGTGTTACAGGTCCCGCACTGCCTTCAGCGCGGCGGCGGCGGCCGTCCAGATGGCGTCGGAGTCGTCGGCGGTGTCGGCGGCGGCGGCTTGCGCGGCGGCGGCGGACTTGCTTTCGACTTCGGCCGTCGTGGGGTCGACAACCTCAGTGGTCTTGGTTTCGGCGTCCTCGATGGAGCGGGTGGACCGCTCGACACCGTTGGCGTCGCCGTCGTTGTCCGGGTCGCCGGAAGACCCGCCCTCCTCGGAAGAACCGTTGCCGCAGACGGCACCCAGGTTGCTCACGAGGTCGTGAATGGTCTGCAGGATGGCCTGGTCGGCGGTGTTGTTGCGGCGCCCGGCCTTCATCAGCGTCTCGATGCTGTCCAGCGTCTTCGAGGCAGACTTGGCGGACAGCACCATCGCCGACCGGTTCGACGGCACGGGAGTGAACGCGCCGTTGAGCAGGTCGGCCTTGACGATGCGGACGGTGCCGTCCTCGTCCTTGGCCTTCTTCAGCGGCAGCATCGCCACGCTGGCAGTGCGGACGTGGCCCTCGCGGACCAGGACACGGGTCTGCTGCCCGAGGTCGGTGGAGGCGAACACACCGTCGACCTGCAGGTTTCCGTCCGTGTTGTAGAACGGTCGGCCGGAGCCCACCGTGGTCGCCACGCTCATGCCGTGGTCGATGTCCATAGCGATGTGGTCGGGCAGCGGGTCGAACGCGCCCGGGTCGACGATCTCGCCGTCCCGGTCCATGTCGGAGGTGGAGAGGATCAGCGAGAACGTGCCAGGGCCCGTCTCGTCGTCCGGTCCGGGCTGGATCTCGGCGATGGCCTTGGTGACAGTGAAGTCGCCTCGCAGCCGGCTACGGGAGGTCATGCGGTCAGCTCCTTCGGCTGTTCACCCAAGTGGTCGACAGTCGCGTTGATGGCCTGCCGTAGGTCTGTGATCGAGGCGCCCTGCCGCTTGGCGAGGGTCAGGAGTGCGGTGACGAGTTCGCCCGCGTCGCCGATCCCCTTGGTGACCTGCTGCGCATCTACCGCGTCCAGCGACACCGCACGGGACAAGCGGCCCTGAACGGTGCGGGCCTGCTCCGGCGTCAGCGACAACCGCCGCGACGGCACCTGCATGGGTCGGGCCGGTGTCGCTGGCTGGCCGACCACGGGGCCCGGGTCACCGACCTGAGCGTTCTCGTCGGGTGACGCGGTGACTGCGGGCACCGGCCAGTGCCGCGAATCGGCCTTCGGCGGGTCCAGCGGGCCGGCGTTGATGTCGACCTTCTCCAGCAGCTTCAGTGGCAGCAGCGCCGAGTTCACAAGGAGCTGGTCGGAGCCCTCAACGTCGGGCAGCTTCAGCCGGCGCCGACCCTCGCGCGGGGTCATCAGCCCGTTCTCCACGGCCTGCGAGAACGCCTTGATCTGGTCCTCGAAGTTGCCCTCGAGCACGTCGGACAGATCGAACGCGCCGAGCACGTCACCGTCCGAGCGGGTGAAGTCGGGCACGAGCTGGTGCTGGAGCGTCGCCGACAGGTCGTCGACCTCGGGGCCGATCGAGTCGCGGTAGACGCTGCGGGCCTGCTCGGTGATGTTCGAGTACGTGGCGTGGTCGAGGATGTGCACCGCGCTCGGAGGCATGTCGTATGCCGCGCACACCTCCTCGCGGTTGAGCTGCCGGGAGGCGATGTACTGCAACTCCTCGGCGCTCAACGAGATCGGTGCGGGAGTCAGGCCCTCCTCGAGGATGGCCGTCTTTGCCCACGAGTCCACACCCGCGTGCTTGGCATCCCACGTCGCCTGGAGCCGGTTGTAAGCCGAGTCCGACAATTTGTTGGGAGTGGTCAGCGCCATCGACGGGCGGGCACCGTTGGCCCACATCGCCGTCGCCGCACGCCGCGCCGCGTCCTCGTTGAGGAGCGTCTGCCGCAGCGGCTCCATAGGCGACATGCCGCGCTCGATGTTCTCCACGTTGAAGCGGCGGAAGTGCACCACGTCGTCTTCGTCGACCGGCGGGAACAGCGGGGCGTTGCGGGCGCCGGTGGTGAACACGTACTTCCACCGGCCATCGTCGCCGCGCACCGTGATCGTGTTGGTCGGGTGCATCGGCCAGACTTCGCGCACCCGACCGTTGGGGTCGCGGACCTTGAACCAGATCGCCTCGCCGTAGATGTCGCGCATGGACATCGTCCACGACCACAACTGCACGGGGTTCATATGCCGGTTCGGCCGCGCCATCAGCTCGGCGAACTGGGTGTCGGCAGCAACAACATAAGAGCCGTCGTCCTGCTGCCGGTTCACCTTGTAAGCGAGGCGGGCGACGGCCTTGGCGCGCTTGTTGATGAGGACGTAGGTCCACAACTGTGTCTTGTAGAGCGTCGCGTAGGACGCCTGCAGCCCCGACAGGTTGAGCGACCCGCCGCCGTAGTAGGAACCGAACGCCGCCAGCGGGGTGATCGCGCCAAGCTCGTCATAGGGCATCCGCACCGGTCCGGTGGCGGCCACAAAGTTCCCGTTGGAGACAAGCACGCGCGCCTACCTCCTAGGGCCGTTGGATGAACGCGATGCGGTCGCGGGGGAGCAGCAGTTCGCCGTCGACTGCGACCCGCGAGCCCTGGGGGCCCAGCGACTCGGTCTCCCGCAGCAGCAGCCAGCCGTCGTCCAGGTCGGTGACGACGCCAGCGAAAGACTGGCCGTCGACCTGGGTGACGACCACCCGGATCGCGAGGCGGTCAGCAACGATCTTGTTGGTGCGGCGGACCTTGGCGTTCACGCCGCGAGGTTCCCCATTGCCTTCCAGGTGCCCGGTGAGCCAGCGACGACGCACACCCAGCCGGGAGTGCCGGCAGCAGACGGGGCCGAGTTGAAGCGGATGTCGCCCTGCTTCCACGTTCCGGCCGTCGGAGCAGCCGTGCCCGCGGTGATCGTCAAGCCGACCAGCGACGCCGTCGTGACGTCAGCGGCAGCCTGAGCCGTCACCGTGTAACCGATGCGCACCAGCTCGGTCACGACACTGTCCGGCACCGGCCCGGTGTAGGTCCGGTTGGCGAACGGCATCGTGAAGCCCTTGATCGTCACCGTCCCCGTGTAACTGGCGGTCGGATGCGTCACCACGTAGGTGTTCACAGGAACCTCACTCCTCGTTCCTCGTAGACCGACGCACGCTCCAGCGACGCCAGATGGGCAGCGAGCACGACAGCGGCCAGAGGCGAAATGTCCGTGCCCCCCTTGCGGTCGAACACGTAGGCATCGCCGCTGGTGCGCTTCACCGCGCCCGCGACCGCCGTCTCCAGCTCGCCCTGCACGAGGTGGCGCACCTGCCCGTCGCGCACCAAGTCGTAGAACCGGCCGCACGCCGCCGCATAGTCGCTCGTCGCCACCCGCTCAACGCGCATCCCACGGTGCTCGATCTCCACCGCCAGGGCCCCGGCCGGCGAGTTCGGCGACAACGCCACCTCATCCGCACCCAGCTCCATCAGCTTCGACACCACCCACTCGGTACCCGGGTGGTTCTCGGCGACCTGGACGTGCAGTAGACCGTCAGGACGCTGCCCGGAGACGCCGATGCACGACCACGAACGGTCCTGCGCGACCTCCACCGCGAACGAGATCGGCCCACGGATCTCCGACTGCCCGTCAGCAGCCTTGTCCCACGCACCGGCCGGGAAAATGGCGTCGGTTTTCGACTCGGCCCAGTGGCCCAGCCGTTCCCGCGCGAAATCCTCGGAGCGTCGTTCCTTCATCGACCGCCACTCAGCGCCGATGATCTTCGCCGACAAGCCCGTGCCGTTGTCCCGCACCGCACCCAGCGCCGGGTTCGCCTGCGCCCACGCCTCAATGTCGTCGTAAGCGAGCGACGGATCAGCCGACCACTCAAAGTAGGCCAGCGAATCATCCCCACCCGCCCGGCCACGCTCAACCAGCGACCACAGAATCTCCGAGTCCGGGTAGCCAGTGGACGACGCGAACACCATCTGCGGGTCAGGGCGGGCGCTCAACGCCGGCTGGAGCGCCGCGAGGGCTTCCGCAGGCAATCGGTATGCCTCATCGAGGACGACGGTGTCCGGGCTGAAACCACGGCCCGAACCCGACACCGACCGGGCCACGAACAGCAGCCGAGAGCCGTTCTTCAGCTCGATCGACTCCTCGCCGTGCGACTCCCGGATACCCCGTGGCTTCACCTCGGCCGCCAGCTCCGGCGAGTTGCGGATCAGGTCGGCCAGGTGCCGGAACGTCTCACGCGTCGTCTTGAACTGGTGCGCCGAATGCAGGATCAGGTGGCCCGGCGTGCACAGATACAACTTGGCGAGGTCGTACGCCTCGAGCGCCAGCGACTTACCGTTCTGGCGAGGGCATAGCAACAGGTTCTCGTAGC